TCTCCGAAGTTGATCCTCTATAACATTCCGGGATTTGTTTTCCCTCTGGAATATAGAGGTCTTCAACGTTTTCTCGGCTAATGCGTTCGCGTAGGCCTTTCTTGTACGGGGTTATAGTCACGGTTGAGTATGGAGTGTAGTCCATCGGCAATTCTGCACCTTCGCTGACTTCGCTTATCCCTGCGCTACGTGAGCCGCTCTGCTTCACGAATGTTGCAGTTTTGCCTGCAACCAGCGGGAATTCGGGGAAAAGTTTCTTGACAACAAGCGATGGCATCGTAAGCTCAATGATTTTCTTGTGCAAAGACGGGTAGCCGATTGCGCCCGAATCTGCCCATGTTAAAGCGTCACGAAAAAGACTCATTCTGGTTCACCTTTTACCAAAGCAGAACGTATGCTGTGCCGCCGCTTGTGGCCGCTGCTATGGCGGACCCAAGAGCGCACGTGTCCTTAGTCGCGTATGATTGTACTGTGCCGTTTGGTCCTGACGCTACCTGATCGCCAGCGGCGATTGGGCCGCTCGTGAGGGCCCTTACGAGTCCTCTGCACGCAACTGTCACTTTTTTGCCGTTTGCCGCGTTCGTTAATGTTACTCCGACGACTTTGGCGCTTCCTAGAGCAGTGGTCTTCCTGACTGTCCAGTCACCTGTGAGCTCGACGACTTGGCCGACGCTTAGGTCTTCGCCTGCGGTGAGTGTCACGATGTAACGGTCGTTGACGAGGGGGCTTAACCCCTCAAAAATTGGTGCTGACATGAATCGTCACCCTACTGGAAACCGACCAAGCGCTTGTGAGCCTTGAGCAGGTCCTTGAACCAGTCGTAATTCCCGAGCGCGTCCCTAGATATTTCATCGACTGCGACGATGCCTCTGCCGCCTGCAACCTTAGCTTCTGCCTCTGCCTTCGGAGCCTTCTTTGCCTCTTCAGCCTCTTCGCCGGCTTCTTCGGCCTGCTCCGGGGCGAGTTGCTTTGTCAAGTCTGCGATTTTCTTGCCTAGCTCCGCCTTCTTTGCTCTTCTGCCGATTTCCGCTTCCAGATCAGCTATTTTCTTGCTCATCGCATCAATTTCCGCGTCCGTCGCGGTGGAACTGCCCTGTTTTATCTGTTTTTCAAGCTGCGTCAACTGGTTCATGTACTCTTCGTACGTCACCTGTTTCGGCGCCGACTCTCCCGGCGCCACGTTAACGACTCCCTGTGCCATGTGTGGAGAAGCCATTTTATCCGCTTTCTCGGACATTGGCTTCACCTCTTTTTTGCTTAAAGTTTTGTTTTCAGGTTCTTGCAGGTTTCCCTTAGAACCCACATCATCACTGTTTTTGACGAGTGACTGTAAACTTGTGACGGCGTTCACGATCGCGTCCCACTGGTCAGCATTCATTGCGGCGTTGAAGCCGACGGGACTGAACTCTGTCGTCTGATACGCTGGAGACGCGACGATGCTCAGCTCGCGAACCTTTGGTTTATGGACGATTTCCCATGCGCCCGGACACAAATGGATGAGCATGCCCTCCTTCCGGCTGGGCCTTTTGCACTTGCTGCATTCCACGTCGTCTGAATCCACCTGGATACTAACATGCGTAACGTAGTTCCTGAGGATCTTCTCGATCAGCTTTTCCTCGCCGACCTCAGCCCTGAACAGGATTCTGTCTCCATCACGCCTCGCCTCGCCAACTCTCCCGACGACCATCAACGCGCTTTCAGCATGGTCCACACGCAGCTGAGCGCCCTTCAAACTTTCAACAACAAAATCCAAGTCCTCACTTGGCACCTGCCATTTGTTAGCGTTCACGCTCGCGTCCACGGCGACGCCCTCGATGTTCAAAAGCTTCGTTTTCAAGGCGTCTTCTGCCGAAACCCCGCCCTGAGCCTTGAACGGAACGTAATATCTCAGCTGCATTCTTTCGCATCCACACTTGAAATTTGAACGTACGCGTTTACGACGCGGCGTCTGTACTCGTTCCACGCTCTAAAATCGAGTAGCGTCTGAATCTCGCCCTTCAAGTGACTGTCAAGCCAAGATCGCACCTGCTTACGCGTTTTGAACAGGAGCTTCTCGAACATGTAATTCTGTATTTCCCAGCGGTCGCTGCCCTTCACCTTCCCAAGGGTTATCTTGACGCCCTTCCCAAGCTCCTTCACACGGAACCGTTCAAACTTGTCCGGGTCAGCAACCCGGTAACGCCAAACCGTTTCAGCTTCTTCGAGTCCAGGCATGTTTTCACCATTATTAATTTGCTAACCATTCACAGATCGTGAGCAGCCGCTGCAGTACAATCGCCTTCACACGTGCAAAACGCCGCTGATTATCGATGAGAAGCACGTATGTTGTCCTGTCTTCAGGCAACACGATGCGCATGAGACTGTTGTAACGGTACTTTTGCCTGTCCATCTTCCCATAGTAGAACCTTCTCACACGACAGAACAGGCAGGAAAGGTGAGGCCTCCGCAAATCGTGGCCGCACAGTTTCTTGCAAGGGAAACTCATTTTCGATTTATCTTTCCCTGCTGATTTTTTCGACGACAGCGTTGGCAACGTCTTCAGGCTTCAACTGTTTCTGTTTCTTGGATGGGGCAGGCCTACTTGGTGGGGGCACCCCTTCCGCTTCTGGAAAGCCTTCGGGAAAGCCTAACTGTGCACGTGCTTCGACCGGCAGGATGATGCCTTTCTCCACGAGATCACCCAGATATTTTGCTTTGTCCTGTACTGTGGGTTCCCAGATCGGTCGCCACTTGACATGGGGGACTTCGACGCCTTCGCCGAACTCGGTTCGGATGATCTGTTTGAATAAGTCTGTCTCTAATTGATCAGCTATAATTTCCTGCATCATGCGGAGGCGGGTGACATACTCCTGCATCACGATCTCCGCCGTCGCTCTGTTCGTACCTTCACTTTCTCCCAAAAAGATTTTTGGAACGCCCAGCACGGCTTCCCGCTGCCTCAGCAGATAGTCCAACCAGAACTGCACGTTCACGTCTTTCGTGAGGCTCTGGATCACGTCGACGGTGACGTCTCCCCGCACGAACACGTCCGTCGCTGGCTGCCTGTTGCGGAACGCCTCCACAAGCTGGCTCAGCTGCTGATCAGAAAAGGGCCTTTCAGGCGTGCCTGCCTTGATTACAAGCATTGGCTTCGTGTACGTGTGGACTATGACGGCAAGGTCGTTCTGTAGCTGGTCGATGAGTGATTGTATGAGAAGCAGGGGCCTGAGGAGGCTTGTGCCGTAACTGTACTCGTACCACCAGCTTTTGGCTCCCCATTTGAAATGGATGATGTCGTCCGCCGCGAACACGACAGGCGGCACGGTGAGCAGTTGAATGTAACCGAAAACGTTGCCGTAAGCGTCGCGTCTGACGCGGATGTGGACAGGGTCAAGCGGTTTCAACTGCACAATCTTGCCTGTAGTCTCGTCACGGCAAACTTCCATGTAGCCGCTTCCAAAGACAAGCATGTCTGTGGCTATGACTCTTAACGTTTGGAGAATGTTCTGTTCGTCAAGCCAATCTGTCAGCCATTCGCGAACCGCGTCGTCGCCGCCCTCCAGTTCGAACCCGTTGCTGACGGCCAAGTTAACGGTCACGTCGATCGACGCTTTAATGTAAGGCGTGAATGCGTACAGGTCCTTGTACTTGGGCAGGTCTTCAATGGGCACGGCGCCCCAAAGGCGTTCCCAGTATGCCGTGTACGGTGGCGTGATGAAGCCTGCGCCGCTGCCTTTAAGCATGTATTTGCTGACGTAGCCCCACAGCATGTTGTCGGCTTTCCAGCTTACAGGAATCTCCTCTTCGATCTGGCGCCTGCTTATTTCTGGCGGAACCTTCCGCTGAGCCATAAACTTCAGACTCGATCTGAATGTTTGGAAGCCTTTCCTAATTTTTTCAGCGACAAAGCTCATTCTGAATCACTTTAATGTGGAAGCATAACCGCGCCTCTTCCTGGCGGAGGCGTCTGCATACTCGCGTAAACGGCCATGCAGATAGCCCAGAACCGATCGTCATGTGAGCCTTCAGGGTGAGAGAAAGTGTAAACTTCACTGCCAGGAGACTGTTCCCACTGTTCGATGTTCAGTTCAGCCTGCACATCCTGATCGAATGGAAGCTCAAACTTTCGCCGGGCATCCGCAGGAAGCAATGCCTTATCGCTTTCTCGTGAGGTCATCATTTGTTGTTTTAACGTCATCGCCATACCATGTTTCGTGGGCTTCGTGAAGTCGATTCCTGTTATTCCAGGAAAGCCGGCTTTGGTGATTTCTTCGTCCATGCCTTTTGTGCCAGTGTGGTCGTAGTATACAGCTCTCACATGTTTCCATCGGTCGCAGATGCTTTTAATGTAGGCCATAACAGTTACGTAAGGTGTGCCCAAGGGAAACTGTTTGCAGTGGACCAGCTGCATGTAGTCGTCGCACTTTTGTATGACAGCGACAGCGTTGTGGTCCCGTTCACGGCCCAGGTCCCAGCCTATGTAAAACTCTCCGGATATTGTGTCCTCGAACGCTGCGAACTGCAACTGCTCGTTCTGACATTTAATTATTAGGCTGCTTGGAAGAAAGGCGCTCTCATCATCAACAAAGGCGCATTCCATTTCGCGCTTCCAACGCCAAGGGTCACCGGCATATTGTTCGCGCATATTTTCAAGTTGACTTAGTTTAACAGGGCCATTAGGCTCCAATACGTTCTCCCAAGTGCGGAGGTACCGTGGTGGATCATGCTCGTGTATGTTGCCGCTGAAAATCTTGAAGGCTTTGTTAAAACACATGTCCCAATAGACGCTGTCTTTGTTCCATGGTGTACTTGCGACGTTAATGTGCACTATTCGGGTCAGCGTCATAGGCAATAGAGCGCTAAGCCAGAGGTCCCGGTCCTTGCGGATGAAATTCATTTCATCTATGCTAATTTTGCTGGGTCCGTGGCCCCGGATAGTGAATGGTTCAGGCGTCTCAGCAAGTATGACGGATTTGTTTCGGAAGCGAATGATTGTTTGCAG